AGTCGTAAATGAATTGGCACTTAAATACTGAATAGTTACAATAGCACTAGGTGTTGCAGGTCTAGTAGGTGTTGTTTGTGCTGCTAAATGTTCTACTGTTACTAATTTAGAGCTTGTAGCCCATGCTAAACTTACATAATCGTCTTTAGCAAGCTCTATATTAAAGTTTAATGCTGCAATAAGGTGACCATAAATACTTGCACTTTTACGAGCTGGAACAGTAAATTTACTGTTAGACCCTGCAACATCTGAACCATTCTTTCTAAACCATATATCTAAGTCATGTTGAGCATTATCAGTATTAACAAATTGAATACTAAACTGCACATTATAAAGACCAGAATAGTCTACTTTTACTTTGTATCCATCTACTAAACTTGTGCCTAAAGAATAGTCTGTAGCATTAAGTGTAATATTTGCTGTAGCTGTTATCGTAGCTAAACTTTGGTCAGTCGTATCTTGAAATGCACCGTATGGAAAATATGCACTAGCTGACGTTTGTGTTTTAGGCTCTAGCCCAATATAAGAGTTATAACCTATACGTTCATCATAGATAGTAGTAGATGATGCACCACCTGCTACTAAAGTAATATCACCTGTATTGTTAGACTTACCTTCTACAAGGTTGTTCACAATTTCAGCTACACTTCTAGCATCACCACCTGTCCAAGGTAGTTTACGGTACATATCACTACGTGCCATTATCTAGTTCCTTGTTCAGAGTATTCTATATCCATGCCAATTGCAGATGACCAGTTAGCACCTGTAGGTGTTAAAGCTATTCTATGATAACGACCTGCACTTCTTACAGAACATCTATCTTCTGCTGTAGCTGATACAGATGAACCATAAGTAATAGTATCATCTAACATTCTACGACTTGCTACTTGCACGTTTGCAGAACCATTATCTACAGAAGGTCTAATAAGAGTAAGCACAGAGTTATAACCGTATTCTAGGTCGTTAGTAATGATAGAACCTGTAGCGTTAGTTCCTGTGAATGTAATAATTCTAGTATCACGAACACCACCGAATAAGAACTTACCGCCTTTATATAGTCTGTCATCTAGTGTTGTTACAAGTGTATTTTCTGTTTTTAATCCTGCTGCTGATGCTGCCATATCTATCGCTACACCTGTGCCTGAGCCTGCACCTGTAGCTGTAAATAATACACCTACTGTATTAGCAACTGCACCTATAGCTGTAAAACTTGTATTGCCTACTGTTCTAATTGTATAAGACTTACCTACGACAAATGAACCTGCATTAATATTGTAAGCAGCGTCAAGACCATCTAATGTTGCACCTGGAGTAGCTAGTGTAGATAAATAGTCTACATCTGTATCTGCTTCACACCATTTTTGTGTTTCAAAGTTATAGATAAGTAGTGAACGACCACCAGAAACGTTAGCATAATTCCAAATAACTAAATTACGTTCAGGGTCTACTGCTGTTGATATAGAGTCAATATCACCAATGTTAGCGTTGTTAAAGAAGTATCTGTCTACTTTTTCAGAACCTATACCTGTTAAAGTTTGACCATTGGTCGCATAGAAACCATCATCTGATAAGAAGTAAGCTGTGCCTGAGTATTGTGCAATAGAGTTACCTTCTATACATCCTACGTTACGAGAGATGGTGTCAAATTGGAATATAAGCGGTGTGCCAATATATGACATTCTGACAATGGCTTTTTCTAAGAATACAATACCAAACTCACCACCTACGACACCGGTTATATCGCCACCGTCAGGAATAATTTGATAGTCTGACTGTGATGTTGCTGTAGTAGTCCAAGTGCTTGCATCATTGATACCTGACCATTGCACCTTACTAGGTGATGTACCTGCACCAATATTAGCACCTACTACAAAGTCACGAACTGCTGTAATGTATTTAGCAATAGGTGCATCTGAACTTACGTCTGCAAAAGATGTAGAACTGTTTACGTCAAAAGACTGTATCTTTTCAGAGCCATTAGATGCAATTGCAAGACTACCAAACTGTAAGAATTGCCATCTATTTGTGCCTGTATAACCACCTGATTTAGACTCGTCTACTAGAGATAAGTCACCATTATCTACTTTAAATAGTTTAGTAGCACCACCAGCAAAGATAAATACGTCATTGTCTAGTTTAGCAGCAAAGCAATTATTCAAGTCTTCTGAAGCTGCACCTGAAAATGTTACTGCTGATTTAAACGGACCATAACCTACAGCTAAAGGAATAACATTGTTAGCTTCTGATACAGAGTCTAATATGCTAGGTTGGTCAGGTAGCCAGTCTTTAAAAGCTATGCGTTGTACTGGCATATTAAGCCTTCATAATGTAGCAAAGTGCATAGTAAGGAGGTAAGTTAGCATTAGTGCCACTAGAGCCTGTTGTAGAGTTTGATACTGTAATTCCTGTGGTTGCAGTATTAGTACCTGTTATTGTTATTGCAGGAGCATTACCTGTAAATCCAGCACTACTACCACTACTACCCCCTTGACCAATAATTTGTGTAATTGTATGGCTATGACCAGCGTCTGTAACGGTTGCAGTATGTGTATGGCTTACTACAATAGCATCTGCACTACCACCTGTTGCACCTACAGCGTAAGTAGATGTAGCACCTACTACAAAACGATTACGTAAGTCTGGTGTAGAACTTGAACCATCACATAATAGCCATCCAGTAGGAATAGAGGCTGAAGAACCTGACCATAGCATTATCATACCAGCTACAAAACCATTACCCCATGTAGGTGTATTGCTACCACCTCCTGATAACAATACTTGACCACTAGCACCTGCAGTTCCGTCTAGTCTAAATGCACCTGTAATGTCAACTGTGCCTGAAGATACTAATGTACCTGCTACTGTAAATGGGTCACCACTAGAACCTGTTTGTTGGTCTTTTAGTAATGCCATTAAGCTACGAACAGCGTTGTTTAAGTTAGCTGGTGAACAACCTTCAGCAATATTGATATTAGTTATATCTGTATTATCTGCTGCTGTTGTGCTAAATTCTGAAATTTTGGTTTTTGCCATGTTTTATCCTTGTCTAAGCCATGTATCTGATGATGGTGAAATTGTTGTCCATGTGTCTGAACTTGCTGATGATGGTGTCCATGTATCTGAAGATGGTGTGACAGGTGTCCATCCTTCACCTTGTATAATTCCGTTTGCTGTAACTGTGGCTATAGGTGTAATAGATGCACTTGCACCTGCTACAATACCACCTAGACAATAGACACTTGCATTAGCTACTATTTGTCCATTACCACTTACTACATACCCGCCTAAACAAGATACAGTCGCATTTCCTGTAATGCTTGCAGCGTTTGTTCTGATAACTACATAATTGAGTTCTACTGTGCCATTGGCAGTAATACTTGCTGAACCTGTAATCTCAAACGAACCTAGTGCCGTTACAGTAGCATTACCTGTAATAGAGCCTACACCATCTCTTATGCGTAAGTAAACAGCACTTACATTAGCAGTTCCGTTTATAGAACCACTATTTAATCTTATTCTTGTTGCATCACTTGTAACCGTAGCGTCTGCTGTAATAGCAGCACTAAATGGTTTTATCGCATTAGCATTAGCAGTAACGGTAGCGTCTGCATCTATTTGAGCAGAGGCTAATACTATGCCTCCTATCTTACCTAGTGTGCTGAAGGAGGTTTCAGCAAATGCGCTTATGCCAAACATTATTCTGCTACTTCAACCCAAGAGGTTGTTTCTTCATCCCATAAATATCTTTTATCATCTATAGGCATATCTACAGGAGCTTTCCATTGGCAAGTATTTTCATCTAATAACCATGAATTAAATGGTTTAGGAGAAATAAAAGCATCACGACCTTTGTCATAAGTATATCCAATACCTGCATAATTTTTACGGATTTTTCCGTTATAAGATGTTTGCTTCCAAGTGCCACCTAAAAGGTTAGAACAAAAGTCTATTCCTTTTTGTTCTGACTCTTGACCATTTGCATCAAGAATGTCTTGGTTAGCTACGACTATTACTTTTGTTACTATGTTATTTTCTAATTGAGCAAAATGTGCCATATTAAACCTCTTGTAATTTATTTATAACTAAATTTATTTCTTCTTTAATTGTTAAACCATATTTAATATGTAAATTTATATTGCTAGGTTTTTCAAATAGATTATTGGTATCTTCGTATTTGCTTTTTTGTATTCTATCTACCCATACAATAAAAGCCTGTCCAAATTCTTTTCTAGTAATGTTAGTTGGGCAAACAAAATCTGCAATTACACTATAACCTTGACTATTTAATATATCTGATAAAGCACCCATTCTTTGTGCCATAATAATTCTATCTGTATATTTAAAAGTTAAATCAGTCCATACATTGTTACGCATTTCATCTGCATTTAAATGTATAGCATTAATTTCTTTAGATAGTGCTTTGGCTAATGTTGTTTTGCCAGAGCTAGGAAGTCCAAATATAAGTATTTTTACTGGTCTAATTGTTTGCATTTTTTTACAATGCTACTAGATAATTTTACATCTATATTTCTTTTGCTTATTATAGGTCTTACATCATGTTGACCTAACATTCCGTAAACTTCATCATTTTCAGGATGCTTATTTACTATATTGTTAAAGTCATGTTTAAAAGACTCTAAATCACAAAATTTATATATTTTATCTATTATAGAGTTAGTATTATGTAATAGGTCGTCATATTGAATAAATAAAAACTCGCCTTTATTGTTTTCTTTAGCCCACTTAACTCCATTTAAAGACCTTACAATGGGTTCTGACCAATCATCTAATAAACCTTTTTCTAAATTACCTTGCCAATTATTTTCTTTTCTTAAATAAACAAAAGACTTAACAATGTCAATAATGGGTCTTTCTAAAACAATAACTTTAGGTTGATTATTAATATACTGATGTAACATATTCATATTGTCTGGCAAAGTCCATGAACGACATTTGTCTATCACAGTTGATGCTTTTACATCTTTATAATAAATACTTGGTATAGATGCTATTAAGTCTTTTATTGTATTGTTTCTATTATTAGCTAATAATTGTTCTTTGGCATTACTATTACAAGACTGTTGCATATCCCACATTAACTGACAAACTGCACTATTTCCTTCAGCATGTATATCAGGGTTTTGAGAAAGAATAGCAGATAATAATGTAGAACCTGACCTAGGTAAACCACTTAGAGCTATAAATTTATTCATAGCATATATTATATACTATTAAGCTACGTAAGTTTCTGAAACTGTAAATGTAATTATAGTATTTGAACTAGATAAACCTATGCTAAACTACCAGAGCTTGTAAATGTATGTATTGTGTTTCCGCCTGATGATGTTACAGTTCCGCCTGTGAATACTTGTGAGCCAGCGTATGAGATGATAACAACACCTGAACCTCCATTACCACCAGAACTAGTATTACTATTAGCTCCACCACCACCACCACCTGTATTTGCTCCGCCAGCGCCACCAGCTCCTCCAACAGTACCAGAACTTCCAGAATTTAAAGCTGACCCACCTCCAGACCCTGCAGTTCCTCCACGAGGAGCGCCTCCGCCGCCTCCGCCAATTCCACCAGACCCAGCGGTAGTTTGATAGGCTCCACCTCCGCCTCCACCTGCCCAGTATAATGAACTTCCATTGATAGTATTTAAAGTTCCTGCTCCTCCGTTCCCGCCAGGTCCGAATGTTGAACCACTACCATTGACACCTACAGCTGCAGAACCTCCTCCACCAGCACCAGAAGCACTGCTTGTTGTACCGCCATTATTGCCTTGACCAGACGTAGCTGACCCACCAGAACCTCCGCCACCCCCAGACCCTCCATTACGACCACCACCACTTGGACTACCAGAACCAGTGCCGCCTCCACCTCCACCTATAGATACTGCATAAGTAGAAAAACTAGAGTTACTACCATCAGACCCAAAAGTATTTGTTGCCCCACTACCTCCACCACCAATTGTAATAGAATAAGACGTACCTACAGCAATTAATACAGAACTTGTTAAATATCCGCCAGCACCACCACCACTAGCATTATGTCCACCACCACCACCACCTCCTGCAACAACAAGGTAATTAGCAGATACAGTAATAGCACCTTTAGACGCAATAAACATTTGCATTATGCCACTCATTATGAAATGTTTCCTGAAATCACACAAACTGTTGAACTAATAAATAATATGGTAGCTACACCTCTTGTTGCTAAAGTTACAGACGCTTTATCTGAATCTGTACCTGCTATATATGCTGTAGTAATTGTACAAGTAATTGTAATATTGCCTGATGTATTATTGAAAATAGATATTGCATCTCCCTCTGCAAAGGTAGCATCTGGTATAGTAATAGAACCACCAGAACCTACTTGAACATATTTACCGACATCTGCTGTAGCTAATGTGTATGAACTTGTTTTAGTTCCAACTGGTGGAACATTTAAAAATCCTAAAGTAGATGCTGTGTTAGGTAGAGTATATGTTGTTGTTCCAGCTATTGCCTGAGTATTTAATGTAGAAGTGCCACTAGTTGAGCCAGCTAATTTTAAATTTCCTGAATTAAAGGTTTGAACAGCAGTAAAAGTAGTTGCTGTGCCTGGTGCTACATAGTCTGTTCCTGCTGTAGCATTTGCTAAAGCACCACCACTATTAGCTTTTAGAATAGCTGTACCTGAAGGAGGTGCTAAATAGTCTGTGCCAGCAGTAGCAGCAGTTAGTCCAGTAGAGCCATCACCTTTTTGAAGTGCTGTACTAGAAGTTAAGCCAATAATAGTATCGCCTGACTGTAATTCTTGTATTGTTGTGCCATTAAGCACTAATCCATAACGAGTTGCCATAATTTTCCTTAACTTACTGTAACATTAATTGTTGAGCCACTTCTATTTAATACCGGTAGAAAACCATTAGCTAAAGCAACGTCAGCAGTAGTAGTGTCTCTTTTATAAACTGATAACTTAGTAGGTAAATTACCTAAATAGATTGCTTTTTCTGCAGGGTAAGTAACAAAGACATCTTTAGAACCTGCACTAAAATTAACTGCAGTTCCACCATTGCTAGACTCTAATATAGTGTCTCTAGATAAAGTAGTGCCTGATAGTGTGTATGTTCCTATACCTACTTCCCATTCATTCGTATTAGATAACTGAATAGTATAGAACGTAGTATTAGCATCACCAATAACAGAGAATGATTGAAATCCTGTAGCAGCACCACCTAATGTAATTGTGCCTGTGCCTGTGGTCGTAGTGGTTTCTCTTACCCTATCTTTAACGACTAGAGCCATGATTTATCCTTACGCTAATGTAACTGAAAGGTTACCTGTTGAAATCTTAAAAATATCGCCAGAGTCAATAGCTTTAGCTGTATCCAAAGCTGTATGGTATAAAAGATTTCCTGATGTTGCTGCATCATTAATACCAATCCAACCTACTGTTCCCCATGAAGCTGTTGCTGTTGGGAATGTAACGTCAGCAGAGTTTGTAGATGCACCGTTAGATGGTGCGCCAAATGTAACTGCTGTTCTAGCGTATGAACCACCTGATACTTCTGTACCACTACCTGCGTCTGTAGGGTCTGAAGTCCATAGTGATACATATACTGTTGCGACTGATGTATATGTTGTGTTGCGTAGAGTTGCATTGATTAATGCGTTCTCTAAAAAGTTACTCATTTCTGCCATGATTTTTCCTTTATCTTGGTGTTACGCTTAATGTTGTGTATGGATATGTTGAACCTAAATCACTCTTCTTAATATTAGCAATTGCTCTATCGTATAAAGCAGACCATGTAGCAATTCTTTGGTCGTTCATAAGATATGGTTCTGCCTCTGCTAGAGTTGCGTAAAGTAGAGCATCTGGATAGTATGCTAAGAACAAGTTACTAGCTGTTGTGCTAGAGATAAATGTAGGTTGAGCATAATATAAAATTTGAACTGTGTAGCTTGTATCAGGACCTGGTGCAAACTTAAATTCTGTACCTAACATTGTAAAATAGTGAGGTCTGCCTGATAATGTTGTTTGACCATCTCTAAAGAATAAGTCAGGTGACTGAAACTCTAGTAACACAGGTGGGTTACCTAACATGTGTATTTCTCTGACTTCTAAAAAGTCTGTAGGAAAGCCTACTGTGCTATCTGTAGTGTCAGCAGTAGCGACTTTTAACATTCTTTCTGTTCTTAAATCACGAGTCATTCTAAATTGTGCCATCTGAATGAAGTCAGGTATCTGTGATGTTAAGTCTGTTCGTGCTAAGTAGTTTTCTACCGTAGTTACAAACGAGGTATAGTTAGTAAACGCCATCTAATTGTCCTTTTAGTCTATCCCAGCACTTGTCCATCTCATCTTTATGCCATTCACTTGCAGCTAATGAGCTTAACCATGCTGTTCTGTCAAAATATGTTAAGTTTTCTATGTCTTTAATGTTATTGGATACAGGGTTTGCAGGGCTATAAGGTGAACCTATGACAGGAACACCACGAATAAGTGCTTCTACATCTGCGACACTACCAAAACTCACAATGACATGAGCTTTTTCTAATGTTTGTTTAAAGTCACCTTCGCCTTTACGCTTAATGACAATCTTTCTTTCTGTATGTTTTCTAATCTCTTCTACTGTTCTGTCTAACCAATTAGAAGTTTGGTAAATATAAGCTATCTTTTCTGGTGGAGGTAACACAACTACGTTTTCACCACTACGATACTCGTGAACTTTAGGTGTTTCTCTATCTGATACACGCCAATCTGTGCAATGGTAGTTATTTACACAGAATCTAGCCCATTCTAAATCAGATGACCTGTGAAAGTAGCCATGGTCTATCAGAATATAGGGTATGTTTTGTTCTCTACAGGCTATTTGTATCTTATCTGCACCATGTAAATTACCTACCATGACTGGAATAGACTTGTTATCCCATTCCCTTGTTAAAATACCCTTACAATGCTTTTGCAAGCGTTTTAAGACGTTATCTCTGCGTTCTATGCCACTCAGTATTAACTGCATCTAAAACCTGCTCTACGGTGATTGCTTTGCTTTTTAGAAGGCAATGTTGACATACGCTATCATAAGTCCCACATGGCTCTGAACCGTCATGTATATTTCTATGGGTGTCATATCCTAAGTGCCTCGGTGAAGTAAAACCTGTCCATATCACTACGGAAGGTATGCCTAATGCTGCTGCTGCATGATGTAAACCACCATCTGTTCCTACAAATAACTTTGCTTTACTTAATACTTGTAATGCGTCTCTAAAGGTTGGTGTTTCTACCCACTTTGTTTTCTTGTCAGTAGTAACATCACCTAACTGTATCCATGGTAAGTCATTTTTTAATAACTCATCCCAACCATGCCATGCTTTGTTTACTGTATGGATAAAAGTCTTTTTAACATTAGGTTCTACTATTATGTAGTCACCTTTTATCTTATCTATGACTTCTTGTTCTTCGTGACTAAAGTATATTTCGCCTACTCTAGGTTTATAGTCATCATTAAATAATAACTTACCTTTATTTGTGCCTTTAAGATAAGGTCTACTGTTAGGATAGTTATTGACCCATACGACATCTGTATCATATTTAAATGCCATTCTAGGGTTATTAGAAAAGACTTGTATGTCAGTAAACATTCTACTGCCATCACCTATCTTTACTTTCTTACCGGTTCTTTCGTTAGCTTCTTTAGCATCACCAGATGCCATTAACCAATCACCAAGTCCCATTTAACTGTTTAGCTACCTTATTGATAACTTCTTTCCAAGTATCATTGTCTTGGTAGATAATTCTCATGTGACGATACCAAGGCATACTAGGTTGAGCATAACGCCATTGATGCCATGTAGGAACTAGACACCATGTCTTTACTCCCATAGCTGCTGCACAATGTTGAGCAGTTGTATTGACACCTAATACTAAATCACATTCAGCTATTAACGCTGCTGTATCATCATAGTCTTTTGCGCTTGTTGCAAAATCAAAGTATTTAACACCGTCTAATTTGCGTTCTACGCTATAATCCAAACTGACTATCACATAGTCTTTGAGCTTTAATAATGGCTCTATATCTTCTTGTGTAAGTTCACGACCTTTAGCGTTAGTATGTTTAATACCACCTTTAGTCGTAAGACCTATAACTTTCTTACCCCATGAGTCAAATAACCCACGCCACATAATGCGTCTTTCAGGGTCAGCTTTTAGATAAGGTGTGCCAGGAAAGTCTTTATTCGTATGTCTAAAGAACTGTGGTAAACCACCTATGGCACATCTGTAATCAAACTTCTTATTTGCTAACCATTCAGGGCTATCTTCTTTACGAGTGCCATGAACTTCTGCTTCTGGAAAGCTACGCTTAAATAATCCTTCTAGTCTTGGGTCACAGTCTATGTAGACTTGCTTACTAGAGCTAATAGCATCAGGAATACAGCTACCATAGAATATCTCATCACCTAGACCTTGTTCGCCATAGATAATAAGTGTTTTGTCTTTAGTGCCATCCCATCTTACTTCGTCACCATATACCCATTCTTTACGGAACTTACCACCTAGTGACTTATGCCATTCTGCCCAACCTTTATCCCATTCACCTTTAGCTAAGTAAGTGTGTGCTAGGTTTAGTTGACCATGTAAGTCGTTAGGGTTACATTCTAAAGCCATCTTACAGGCTTTCTCTGCATCATCCCATTTAGATGTTTGTACTAGCGTTGCTGCTGCATTAGAATAAGCTAATGCGTATGTAGGGTCTAATTCTGCTGACTTTAAGAAATACTTTAGAGCATCTTCATACATGTTTAGTTCATGTGCTGCACGACCTAGTGATGTCCATATAGCTTTATTGCCTGGCATCTCTTGTAATGCTCTACGGAAGAACTGATATGCAAATGCAGGCTTATCGCCCATTAACCAGATATAACCTAAGAAGTTTAATGTAGCGGCTTCATTAGGATATTCTTCTAATACAGAATATATAAGTGGTAATGCTTCGTCATACTTTTCTTGATTGATAAGGTCATGTATGGCTAATTGTATCTTTTGTATTTCTTGTTTATCCATTCTTTGTTGTCAACTTGAGATATGGATAGTTTTCGTTTATTTCTTTTATGAGTTCTTTAGTTTGGTGTGGGTTATACATATCTATACCCTTTTGCTTTAACTGCATTTCCACTACAGGTGGAATACTAGCAAAGTGTGCCCACTCTTCTTGAACACCTTTATTCCAAATTTCAGGGTTATCTCTTGCTTCTTTAATCTTGTCTAACATGCCACTCAAGTCTTGAGTAGAGGTTAGGTAGTATGTATCTTTAGCTGGGTCATAGTCAAAGTACTGACTT